CATGGATTGTTGATTTTGTAGGTTTTAATTCTCTACAATAACCTGCTAATGATGATGAGCTACTTGTATGTAATGAATAAAGAGTTTCACAAGTGAAATTACATTTAATATTTTGACTTGATTTGTCAAATCTACCAGGATTATCATCATCACCAAAACAAATTACACTATTATAATCTTTAATTTCATTTAAGATTTTTTTAAACATTTCACCTTCATTATTTCTACCTGCTTTTGCAGCTAGTGCAACGAAATCTGAATTTTGTACATCTTCATAATTTACAATATATGATTGACCACCTGTAATAATTACATCTGCAAAAAACTTTTTAGACATTAATTTTGCTAAATTTGTAATTGTTTTTACAATTCCATCAGGAATACTACCTGATACATCTAGTATTAATAAATTTTTCTTGTTGTGCTTTAAATCAGCACCTCCAATATTCATTCCTAATTGTTTGTTAAAACTACTTGGATTAAAAGTCACTTCATCAATTATATTAGTTTCAATAGAAGTTCTTAAATCTTCTAACCAAGAAGGTAAAATTTTCAATTCAGTTAATTTATCAAAATCTACTAAATATTGATCTTCTATAAAAGAATCTAATGGTATAGGACTATTATCTACAGGATTACCTCCTTCAAAAGTACCACCTGAATTTAAACTATAAGTTCTAATTCTTTTATACCCTAATTTTTCTAAACAAGATAACCAATCAATTGATAATTTTGTTTTTTTACAAGATCTCATTAAAAGTTGAAACTCTAAAAAGATTGTAATAAATGATAATTCTTTTTTACTACCTATTATATAAGGTAATCCTTTAGGTAACTCATTAAAGTCAGCTTCATTTTCAACTAACCAGATAGGAGGTAATTCTACTTTTTTTGATATTATTTTTTGTAACATTTTTTATTTTTTATTGAGCATTTTCTAACTCTGTTTTAATTAAAGTACTTATAGATTTTTTATTAAATATTTTACAAAAATGTTTTAATATAGTTAAATATTCTATATTTTCTCCTTTTTTATAATTTAAATCTTTATAGTCTTTTTCAAGTTGTATTTCTTGTTTTAAATATGGAAGTAAAACTTCATCAAGAGCACTTTCTAATTCACAACCAATTTGATTAATTGCTTTTTCAATAGATCTTGGTGTATGAAAATTCCAACCATCTTCAAATTTTTCTTTTCGAATTAATGTACACAAATTAAGTGATATACTTTCAGGCATTCCATATTTTAAACCAAGATATTCTTGATACTCTTCTCTTGAGAATTTTGGATCATATCTAATAAATCTTTCTTTAATTTGAGGTGTGAGATTAATTAATCCTTGTGGATTAGAAGCTCCTACAATCATTATATCAGCCATTTTTTTACCACTTGGTAAAGTTCTATCTTCTAAAAGATTTAAAAAAGCATCTAAAGTTTGTTTTAAAGTACCATTAAATACTTCATCAATAAATAAAATATCTCCATCTTTTAAAGATGATAGTTCATAACTATCAAATACTTCAAGTTTACCTGATTTCATATTAGGCATCATCATACCTACTACTTCATTAGGCATTCTTTGACTAAGAGTCATTTTAAGCATTTTTACACCCTTACTTTCTGCAAATTCTCTAATGATAGTTGTTTTACCAATTCCAGGATTTGACATGAATAAGGGCACTGTACTTTTTCTAAGTATTGGATTTTCATATGTCTTTTCTAAGACATCTAACATTGTTTTTTTCATTCCTTTAAATTCTTGTTTTTGATTTATTTTATTTTTAAATTGTTCAAATGTATATACTGGATAGTTTGGATAATTATTAAGAGCATCTAATAAACTAGTAAAATTACTATCACCACTTGATAAATTACAAACTATAACAGGATAAGTATTTCTTAGATAATATGCACTACTGTAATTTCTTTCTTCAACTAACCATTTATATACTTCTTGTCTTTCTCCATTTGACTTATTAATACAATCTACAATAAATTCTTCTTTAGATAATAAATTTTCCATTAAAATATCTCTATTATATTATATTGTAATCCAATTCCAATGTAAGGTCTAAATACAGGCTTTTTATCAAGGATGATTCCATATCCTACATTCACTCCTATTCCTAATCTTTTAGGTCTAGGAACTTTTACTTGATAAGCTCTTATAGTTTTAGTGGTAGTATAAGGGTTTTCATTTGTAACTTCTGCAAAAGCTATCTTAGGTTTAAATAAACCCTTAAAACTCTTAGCTTTTTCTCTGCCTAATACAATAGTATAACTATTTTGAATTCCAAGCTCAAAACTTGTACTATCTCTATTTGCTTTTACATTAGCTTCTATCCAATAAGAAGAATCTATTCTTAAACCTTTTCTAATAAAAGATGAATATTCAGGATATACAAAGACAGTATCATTTCTAACTATAGTATCTTTTGATGTAACATAAGTAGTATCTACAGTATTTAATTCTGTAGTATTTGTTATAACTGTAACTGAACCAGACTTACCTATCCTATTTTTATTCTTCTTTACTTCTTCCTGAAGTTTGATTATAACAGCATCTTTAGATTTTATATCTAAAAACATACTTGCTTTTTCTGTTTCAATTGCAGATATTTTAGCTACTTGCATTCCATCTTTATTATAATAAGTAGTCATTGTATCTTGTAAAGCATTAATCGTATTTACATAATCTTTTTTAGTGTCCTGTGTATTTTTACAAGATTTTAAATTCAATAATACTAATATTACTATAATAGTTATTGATACCACTTTATATATCCTTTCTTTATTCATTTTATTTATTTATTTTTTATCTATCTGAATGAATTCCAATCATTACTGGGAATCTCGGAATACCTTCATCTGTTAATTCAAAATATCTTATGTTAGCTATTTTACCAATATATTTATCTTTATTAGTTAATAAATCTTCTCTATCTTCATGAGACATTTTAACACCAGCTTTAAATGCTTTACCTTTTAAATTAAAATGAGGAGTACCATGTAAAGGATTTGCATCATTTGAAGTTATTTGAAATATTTCTAAATCCATATCTTTAAAATCTTTAAATTTTAAAAGATTAGAACTTCTACCATTCATTTTATATCCTTCATTCCCCCATCTTATTATACTACCTTCAAATCCTTCTGATATATTAATAGCATGAAAATAATCTAATTTTTCTTTATTAATAATTTCATAAGTAGAAACTTCTTTACATGTAGATAAATTTTTAATAAATTCTCTAACTTTTCTATCTTTAAAAGGTTTATCATTAATTAAATCATAAACATGGAATTTAATTAAATCAGGAGTTTCTTTCCTCCATTTTTTAATTAACTTCATATTTTCTTGAAAAGTTAATCCGTGAGCATATAATTCCCCATCTAAAATAACATCTTGTTTAATAGTTGATAAATCATCCATAATATGTTCCATATTACTAATAATTTTACCATCTCTACTAATTAATGTAACATCACCATTAGATTTAATATGAGCTAAACAACGCATTCCATCTAATTTAGGTTGTATAAAACAATTATTCCAATCTATTTTATGTTTTTCATCATCATAAGATTTAGTTAACATAGGGAGTATTACTTCTTCAGTTTCACATTCTTTAATAGTATAAAAATAATTTTTTGTAAGTTTTTCTTTTATTTTAGATTCCATTTCAAATATAGCTTGTTCTCTTGATTTAGTTTCATTAGATTTACCGATATTTTTAGATTTACAAGTTTTTCTATGTTCTACAGGATTATCAGTCCCAATTATACCAGAAATTTGAATTAAATCAGAACCTTCTGTTTTAATTTCAAGAAATCTAATTTTTTCTTTACTATCTTTTTTATACAATATCATAATTAATTACATTTACTTTCCATCTCACATAAGTAAGATAATTTACAATAATTTATTAAATCTTTATAACTATCTAATAATGATTCATTCTCTGGTGTTTTACCACTTGATTTTAAATTCCAAATTCTAACTATTTTAAGTATAACCATTAACATAGCATAACCTTCAGGTAATGTAGCATCTATTTTAGCTAATTTAACTATTTCAGAAACTATTTTAAAGTTTGATAATACATCTGCGTCTGCATAATCATTTGACTTAGATTCTATAATATCTAATAAATCACTATCTAATTTTACTACATGTTTTATTTGTTCTTCTGATGTCATTTAATTACTTTTATACTTTCATTTTTAAATCTCTTTATATATACACCTTTTGGAAGATTGTCTTTTTCATTTACTTGTTGTCCTAAGAAATTATATAATTTATACTCTTTTATATCCTGTTCACATTTAGTATAATACATTGTAGAATAAAAAATATTATCAAAATTTTCTTCTCTAATTCTAAAATATTGTCCTAAATGTGGATTTGTAACACTATAATTAGTTAGAGTATTATTATAATTTCTTGGTGGTAAAGAATCTATCACTATCCAGTCTATAGTATTAAAAGATGTTTCAATATAAAACATTCTGACATTATTCTCACTAGCTGTTATAAATTCTATTAGATCACAATTTACAATAAAAGAAACTAATTCTATTGGAAGAATCATATACTCATTACAAGAAGAAGTAAAAATATTACCATAACTAATTCTCATAGTATCTCTATTTCTAACACCATAGTGTCCATTTACAGCACTGTTTCCTATGTAATGCCATACACTATCTCTACAAGTATTATAAATAATTTTAGTTAATCTATAATTAGCTCCATTTCCTAAATTAGTAAATGCTCCTGTATTTCTTTTACATGAACTTTGAATAACATAAACATTTCCATATTGAGTAAGATTAGTAATATTATATGCAAAATTCATACTATCAGAAGTTAATACTAAAATAGTAGAATTTGCAGGAATAGTTCCTCCAGGACTTATAGATATTATATTAGAATTATATAAACTATTTATTTTAAGAGAATCAATAGAAGAAGTTCTTGGAACTCTCCAAGAACATCCTCCACTTGTAATATCAGCATTTACAGTTCCACCACTATTGTTATTAGCATCATAATCTATTCTAAGATTATTAACTATAATAGCTGTATCTGTTGTTAATACCATCCATTCATTTAATTCTTCTTTTGTACCACAAGCATCAATTAATATTCCTTTTATTTTAGGACAACTAAAACTATTTATTGAAAATAGCAATAAGATTAATATAATTATTTTATTTTTTTGAATCATATTCATTTGACATCATTTTACATGAGAAAGAGTGATTTTCATCTCTAATAACTATACCTTCAATTAATTCAGATTTAAAGATAGATTCACATTCTTGTTTTACTTCTTCTATAGTATTAAATACTCTATCAAAATATAGTTTTGGTGTTTTAAATTCTAAAGAATTAGAATATAAATCAAAATCTTCTTCAGATAATTTAACAGATTGATTTTCATATTTACAAACATTAAAGAAAATTATATCAGTTGGTTCTTTAGCAGTAGGATTATTTTTATTCCCACTTCCTTTCATACCTTGACCACAAAGTTCACCCTGTAGTACTAAATTAACTTTATATTCATCGCAATGTTCAATTAATTTATTTAAATAAGGTTTACCATATTTAACAAAATCACTATCAGATTCTACTTCACTATAAATATTTAAATCTATTTTAGTATTAAAACCAATCATAGAAAATATAATAGAATTTATTTTTATAGATAAAAATTGTTCCCATAAAGTAGGTTTTCTTCTTCCTGTAACTTTTGTAATAGTTAATGGTTTACCTAAATTTCTTGAAGCAATTCCATATTTACCATCTTTATACCAAAGAGTAATAGAACTTCCATCAATCTTTTGTCTTCCAATTAATCTACAAGGTAATAATTTCTCTACATGATGAATTAAATTATTAAAATTCTCTTCATCTGTTCTGATAATACCTTGTGGAAAAGCCATTGAACTACCACCTTTTACTCCAGGACCTGAATTACTTTCAGGTTCTTCATATTTAGTAATATTTAATAATTGTGTTAAATTAGAATCAACATCAAATATTTTATCTTCTTTATTAAAAGGAATATTTAAATAATTCATTACTTCTTTTATAGGAAGTAGAATACCATTACTATAAACAGAAATTCCATCTCCTTTGTGAAAGTTAAATTTCTTAGCTCTGATTCTTCTTGGTAATCCACGTACTTTTCCGAGCATTGATTTACTTTCATCAGGATTACCATCCTTATTATTAGGTCTTATAAAACTTTCAAATAAAGGTATATCACTAAGACAATAGTCAGGTTGACAGTAAATTGCTTTATCTCCTACTTGGTATAAATCTTTTTGAGAAACTAATTCAAAACCATTTTCTTCTAATTGAATAAGTTCTATTCTTTCAGCTTTATCATCACCTTTAAATAAAGGTATTTTTGCTTTTATTGTTACTATGTTTACAGCTTTTTCCATAATTTCCATTCATTGTTTAATAAATCAGAACCAAGTATAGAATCATTTGGATTATCAGTTACCAAAGTAAATTCATTTTCTTTTATACAAGCTAAAGTATAATCACCATATACTATATAATGACCTTCTTCAACTTTATCTTTACAATATGGAAAGAATTTTATTGTTTCACCATTTAATCCATACTGTTTATTTAAATATATTATCATAATTTTATTTAAAAAAATTAATACCACACGACTTTAACTATGTGGGTTAATACAAGCACTATTATTAGATAAAATCTAACTGATGAAATAATCTTGTATAGTTACTTAGAATCAGTAGTACTTCCTGTCTAAGGCACTCAACTTTCATTATTACTTAAACCTTCATATTTTATTTCAAATTTTATTAGGTGAACAAGAGGATTAAATTGGTACTATATTTTTAGCCGCATTTAGAGCTGCCACATGATCTGCATTTGGAGCATCCTTCTTCAAATATTACATCATCAGAACCACAATCATTACAAGTTATTGTAGACTTAGTTCCTTCAGGAATATATTTCTTCAACACTCTTGCTAATGATTTAGTAAATGAAAATATATCTCCATCACATTTAGAAAGTTGTTCTGTAATAAAATGTATAGAAGCTCCATGTCTAAGACTAGTACTAACTAATCTTGATATGGCTACTTGTTCATCAGTCATATTAGAAGTAATATCAGTAGTAATATCATCTTTTTTAAAAAAATAATTTCCTCTAGCTTTTTTAAATATTATACCTTTACCACTTATTTTATTTTCTGTTTCATCAAAAAATACTTCATAAGGTTTATCATCTAATAAACCAATTATCACTTTATAATGAACTCCTTTTAATGTAATATTATGAACATCAGCATCTAATTCTCTTGGTCTTTTAACTGCATCTTTATATTCAAATGTTTGTTTATCTTTAGTAGATTCAGTAATTAACACACCACTTCTACTCCCATCTCTATAAACAGTAATACCTTTTAAACCTTTCTTCCAAGACTCCATGTAAATTTCACTTACCTCAGCTTCAGTTACGGTATTTGGTAAATTAATAGTAGATGAAATACTATGAGTAATATATTTTTGTATTACACTTTGAATTTCAACTCTTTTTACCCAATCTATATCATTAGCTGTAGATTGATAATATGGAGACATTTCAAATATTTCCTTTAATTGTTCTTTACTTGCTCTTTCTAAAGCTTCTAAAGCTACATGAGTACAATGTTCACATTGAGCTTTTATTATATACCAATCTTTAAATTTAGGATGTAATACAGGAAATTCTTGCCATTTATCTCCATTTTGGTCTGTAAAATCTACTCTTACTCCTTCATCATTTGGATTAATTTTCTTTCTTCTAAAGTAATAAGGTGAGAAAAGTGGTTCAATCCCTGATGTTGAAGCTGACATTATTGAGACTGTACCTGTTGGAGCTACAGTTGAAAAACTTATATTTCTTCTACCATATTTAATCATTTTTTCAGCTTGATTGGGATATTTATTAGCTATAAAAGTATAAAAATCATTTTTACCTTTAATATTTAAATGTTCAATATCGTATTCATCATATTGACTATTAATATTATATTCTTGGTTTGAATCCCAACCTTGAAATGTACCTCTTAAAATTGCTAAATCAATAGTACAATCTAATTCAGATCCCATCTTAGTATGCATTATTTTATCAATAATTTTTAAAGATTCATCACTATCATATTTTAATCCTAAAGCAGCTAAAGTATCTCCTAATGCAGTAAATCCTAAACCTGTTCTTCTACTTGCAGTAGCAGTTTCTTTAATTTTAGTCCAAAGTTCAAACTCTGTTCTTCTATCTTCAAAAGGTTCAGGGTCTTCTAATATTTTTCTAAGAATTCTATCAATATGTTCAAGTTCTAAATCAATTAAATCATCAGATAATCTCATTGCTTCATAATTAATTTTGTAGAATTTCTCAAAATCAAATTTAGCTTCTTTTGTAAATGGTTTATCTACAAAACTAAAGTAATTTACAGCAATTAATCTACAAGCATCATATTCTTGCATAAAGATTTCTCCACAATTATGAGCTACCATATTATTTGCAATTAAACAATGAGTATCTTCTACTTGAATATCATATACATCTGTAGTTTCTCCTTTTTCAATAGAAATAATTCTATTATGATGTTGACTCAACATATTAGTTTTGAGTTCATCAGGAATATTAATAATTGTTTTAGCTCCTTTTTTAGAATTTTCACCAGATATAAATCTTCCTAATTTATCTTTTACCTGATGTGTTTGAGGATTTTGATTTATTGCTGTATGTTTTGCATGTTCTTCATGAGTTAATTCTTCAAGATTAGATATTTTATTATTAAATGTATTTCCATCAATATGATGAATATCATTAGTAGTAAATTTGTTACAACTTTCATATACTAACCTATGTTCCATGACTTGATCTAATTGTCTACTTGGAGAAGTTGTTAAATGTACTCCTGAATATTTAGCTCCTCGTCTACTTCTACATAAATGTGCGATAGAATCACCAATTTTCAAATCTTTTGCTTCTTTCCAACCCATCCAATTTTTATTTTGAACATATAATTTATGTTCTGGAGTAATTTGAATAAAATTTCCTGATTTTAAAGTAATTTTAATTGTTTCAGCATTTGTTTTAGAAATAAAAGAAGGACTTGCTCTTTTAATACATAAACTACCATCTTCATCTTTAGAATAAACAAAACTATGATAATCTAAATCTTTTATTTTAATTCTTCCGTTTACAGTTTCTATTAATGTATCTGGATGAAAACAAGGATTTGTTGTAATTCCTTTGAATTGTGGATATACTCCATCAGGACTGTAATTGTGATGATTATCTTCAAATATAATTCCTGGTTCTGCTGAACCATGAGCTGATTTAATGATTTCATTCCAATATTCTTTAGCTTTTATTCTTTTAGCAATTACAACCTGGCTTTCTTCATCTAAACATTCATAATTTTTATTATATTCCCAAGAAGTATCCCACATAATAACTTTTTTATTATCACATGGAAATCTTAACCAATAATCATCATCATCTTCCACAGCTTTCATGAATTCTTCTGAAATCTTAATAGATATATTAGCACCAGTTACTTGAGATAAATCTCTTTTGATTTTGATAAAATCTAATGAATCTGGATGATTAATGTGTATTGAAAGCATTAAAGCTCCTCGTCTTCCATCCTGAGCAACTTCTCTTGTAGAATTTGAATATCTATGCATAAAAGACACAACACCTGTTGAAGTCTTAGCTGCATTACTTACTAAAGTTTTAGCAGGTCTAAGAGTAGATAAATCTAATCCTACACCACCTCTTCTTTTCATAAGTTGAACCATTTCTTCATCTTTCTTACATATACCACCATAACTGTCACTAGGTTGTCCTATAACAAAACAATTACTTAATGAAGTAATTGCTTTATTACCTAAATTAGACATTATACTTCCTTGTGGAATTATGTATTTAAAATCTTTAAATAATTCATAGATAGATTCATAAGTTAATCTTTCTCTATCTTGACCATATTTAGATAAATTTAATTCATGATTAAATCTTTCTTCTTTTACATATCTATCTTCTATTCTTGCAAATTCTTTAGCAAGTCTTTTATGCATTTGATTATAATGAGTTTCTCCTTCTGCTGCATATTTTGACTTCCATACAGAAATTGCTAATTGATCTCCATTAAACATTTCTTTTTCTAAAGATTCTTCTATCATTTATATTTTTATAAAATTAATAAACAAATCAATTAAGACCTGTTCTTTCTATGTATTCTATTATTTTATCTAAGGATAATTTCTGTTTCATTATATATTCAGAAGCTTCTGGATGTTTTTCTAATAAAGCTTCATCTAAACATTTTCCTCTTTGATATTTTAAGTTCTGTAAATCTTCTTTAGTAATCTCAGGATAACCTTCAAATAAAACTATTTCTATATTTTCTGTATAAGGAATTTGAGAAATATAATGATACATTCTATTTTCTCTGTGAAAACCTGATTTTAAAATTATAGAATCTCTTTTACTTCCTACTACAGTCCATACTTGACCACTTCCTATATGATCTTTAATTAAATCATTTTCTTCAATAGTATGCCAATGTATTTGATAATCTTCATCTGTAGGTTTATCAGTCTTCTCTTTTAGAGGATTAAATATCGGTTTGTATTGAACTTTCCAATTTTTATAATTTATTTCCATATTTTATTCTTTATAATTAAAAATTTCATCTTTCATCAAAGGTTTAGATTCTAATTCATCAATATACTTTTTATTTACCATATATAAATAAGAAAGAATCAATTGTAATTCTTCTGATTTCTTCAATACATGATATTTAGATAATACAATATTTTTAAACTCAGCTTCTAATGATGGAATATAATCTAATACTTTAGGATTATTAATAACTAATTGTTTAATTTCTTCTTGTTTATCTCCAGAACCTATCACTGTTTTTTTAATAGATGTTGTTATTGGTGTTCCTTTGTATTTTAAATAAAAATCCATACTTTCTTTACTAAAAAATAAATCTATTACTTTAGTACTATACATTTCTGAATATTTACCCTTTTTAAAACTTTCAATACTTGTTCTATATGATTTATCTATTTTAAATATAATCATGTGTTCACTAGGTGATATTTCATAATCCTCTAAATAATTATCACCAAATTTAAAAAAAGCTAATCTTTCATCAAATTTATGTATTTTAGTTTTATCAAAGTGGACAAATAAACAATCTTCATAAGTATGTTTAAATCCATCATCATTCAAATATATTTGTAATCCTCCTGTAGTGTGACATAAGTTATAATTATTTATAAAATAAGAATTCTCATCAGTAAAAGGAACAAATAAATATTTTGTTGTTTTATTCATTATTTCAAATAACTCTTCTTTCTAAGAAATATGTTATATTTATCAATAAATTCTTTCACATTTATAGATAACCATTTCTTTTTACTTTCTGACCATACATTTATATTATGACTATCAGAAACATCTTCTTGTTTTAAAAACTCTTCTATTATTTCTTCCATGATTATTCTTTTATTTTTTCACTTTGAGTTTTTTTATTGTGACAAATAGTACAAATACATTGTAAATTGTTTATTTCACAAAATAAATTCTCTACAAATAATTCTAAATCTTTACCAGATTTTAAAGTTCCTACAGGTTTTATATGATCCACTTGTATTTCTTTTTCAGGAAAATATTCTTTACAAACATTACATTTATATTCAAATTTCTGTCTTTTATTATTTCCTTTATAAACTCTTTTAACTTTTTTCTTACATTCTTGTATTGGTTTCCACCATCTACTTTTCTGTCTTAAAGCACTTCTAATAAAACTCCAAAATGCTGATTCTGTCATAGAACCATTATTTCTAGTTTTTTCTATTTTTTTAGACATTATTTAAATAATTTTATTGAGCTGTTAGATCTTACAGTTAATTGTTAATTAACACCCGTGTTTAGCTCAAAATCTTATAGTTATATCCTTTGCCCTGATTAACAAATTCTACAGTCATTCCTATAAAAGGTTTAATTGATTGTCTATGAAAATCCCCACTACCACCAACAGATTTAGCATCCATTAACACTTCAGGATAATTTTCATTATCTTGCCCTCTAAAAGGAAGCCAGTAGATTTTACTATCTTCTCCTGTTACAGAACCATCTTTATTTATTATACCTTTCATATTATTTCTCTTTTAAGATAAAAATAAAATTCAGTAACAGAAACTAATTCCCAACCATCTTGACCCATTAAATTTAAAAATGCTTCACCATTAGTATCAATTATTTTAGGTACTATTTTATATTTGTATTTTTTCATATTATTATCTTTTTAAAATCAGGAAATATATTTTTACTTTTAAATAAATCTAACATAGCTTTTTGTCCAAAACTACTAACATAATCAAAAGCATCTTTCTCTTTTAATCCATCTGGATTATTAAAATGTCTTATATTATAACCTTTGGTTATCTTATGAGAATTCAACTTACCTGCTTCATCATTATCATAATAACAAATTACATTAGTAAATCTACTAAGTAATTCTTCCATTCTTTCTTTAGGTACAGTTACACCTTCTGCGTGAAAGGAAATAGCATTAAATCCAAGTTCATAAAGTGTCATTACATCTTTTAATGATTTGGTGAGGATTAAGGTATTTCCTTTCAATGGCAGTTGGTGATAACCCTGAATATCATCTATATTGCAATTACTCAACCACTTCCATATATCACCTTTAGAATTTGCAACTTCATAAGGTCTATAATGTTTAAAATGATTGGTATGTTTAAAGTAATAAGAGTAAATTGGATTAGATTTAGAATTAATCCAAATCTTAACCCAACCCAAACCTTTATTCATCCATACTTCTTCTGTTGCATATACATGAAATAAATCTAAAGTAGATTTTTGAATACATCCTTTAGACCAGAAATCTTTATCATATTTCTGAAAATCTCTTTTCACTATTCTAAACTCTACTTCAGATTTTGTTATTTCTTTTTGATAATTTTCATATTTAACTATAGTTCCAGATTTAGAAACACCTTTCATTTTTAAAGACTTGCTTACAGTAATATCATCAAGTCCAAGATTCATTTCTTTATTAATTGTATATAAAGCAAATAATAAATCAAATGGTCTCTTATACATCTCACAAACAAAGCTCATTACATTTCCATTAAAACCTTTAAAGTCTTTACAATGATATTTATATTTTGCATCCTGTGTAGGATAAATACCAAATGAAGCTCTTTTTTCTTGTCTTAATGGAGAAATAAATACTTTTCCAACTATAAATTCATGTCCTATAAAATGTCTGAATATTTCTAATTCTGTAACTAAACTAAATACATTTTCTACAGTAAGTGGATTTCTCTTTTTTGGTAAATTAAATTCCATTTACCTTTTTTATTTTTGTTTATTATACCATTTAATAAAGTTCAATACTTCTTTATATGTTTGAGTAATATTAATATGATAAAAACTATCATCTATATTTTCATAATATTTTTCCCATTCATCTAAATTTTCTTCATTAATTTTTAAACATTTTTGAACTACTGGCATTAACCAATCCCAACTATTATGATATTCAAGTTTAATATTATAAATATCAAAAGAATCAATAATTTTTATATCTCTGTAAAACTTAAAAATTTCTAAATTTTCACTAAATATTTCTTCTTTTGTCATAATATTTTATTTTAAACCCATTTAGAACTTGCTACAACACCTGTTGAAACACCACTTATAGCAACATTTGGTTCACCACCAAGTGATGTTTCTTTATCGAAATCCTGTAATTTATAGGTGTATAAACCTTTAATATTTACTGGTTTTTGATTTTTAGATTCATCACCTTTAATCAATTTCTCCATAGTTTTGTAAGCATAGTTACTAATAGTTCTAACACCATCTTTTTCATCTGTATAAAAGAACATCTCTACTGGATAAGAAGCTAATTTTTGATTATAATTAGTGTTTCCATCTTTTGTAGTTTCAACTACATAGAATAACATACCTACAGCATATCCTTGTTTATTAGACCAGTCAATTAACCCTTGTAAACCATTTGTAGTTCCATTAAATAAATTAGCTGATGTAACTCCATTTTTAATCATTTCATCTTTAAAATTAGCTCCATCTGCTCTTGTGTCATAAGATACTAATTTTTGAATCCAAGAATATAATTCATATTCACCAACTTTCATTGATCTTGCATTTGAACTATCAAACCAAGCCATATTAGGATTCTCTTGAATTGTCTCTAAAGATTTAGACCAAGTCATGTTACCTTTAGAATCTAACCATCTTACAGAACCTGTTTGTGCTACATCATCAATATTTGATACATTGAAATTTACAAATTCATAAACATCTTTTTCAACTTGATGTACTAATATTCTAATTGGAAACTCCTCTCTATTATTTATATTAGAGTTCTCTCTAATAGTATATTCTAATGTGTATGGTAAATCTTTACCTGTTATTCTTTTATAATCATCATTTGTAGGATTTACAAATAATGGTTTTACTACAGCTAATCCTGTAATTGGTGTTTTAAATTTACTCGTCTTTTGACCTGCTCCTGTTAACATATTTCTAATTTTAATTGATTTTGATTTTCTTCTAATTCTATTTGACTTATTTCTGTTAAAAGATGTAATGTATTATCTTCATTAATTCTGAATTCTACATCCTCTGTTAAATTTAAATCCAATTCTTTTTTAATAGCATTATATACTTGACTATTAGAAAAGCTATGTTCTGTTTTACCTACTAAATATTTATGTTTATCAGGTACATTTTCATTATTTGTTGTTCTAGCAATAATGAATTTCCCTTCATTTTGCTGAGGAAAACCAATAGAAACAGCTTCATCTGCTTCATGTGTTATTCCTAATAACTCAATTGCAGATTTATTTAATGTAAATCTTTTAGCACTGTGTTTTTGATTATTTTCTTTTTGCATCACTAAAACAGGAAAATCATATTTCTCTGTTTTTTTTTGCCTAACTAAAGGCACTCCGAAATTAAAATTCATTTATTAATTTTTTTTTATTTTAATATTCAAGTAGTTTTTCCAAGATCATATTATAATCATTTGGAATTTTACCCTCAAACATATTTTGATGACTTCTAGCTGTATTATTACCATTATTCTGAGTTTCTAATAGGAAAGTTGGTTTCCCAGCTTCCATTTCTACTCTTGAATACAATACAGTTTCCATTTTACCTTCTAATTGCATTTTTGTAGCTAATCTACCAAGAGTTTTTAATCTCTCTTTAGTTTCAGCACCTACTTTATAAGTTTCTGTATGTCCAGTTATAAAAGCATATCTTTCACTTTCAAACATTCCTTTGGAAATTCCAACTTTAATATGTTCTATAACTTCTTTATAAGATTTAGGTATTACATGATAAGGTAATATAGGGTTTGTTTTTTTACCATATTCTTCTTTACCACCTTCCCAAACTGGATTCTTATTATCAGCATTATACCAAATATTTGTTTTTGGTTTTAATGTTCTCATACCTGATGATTTTCCAGTTCCAGGTTCACCTAAAATTAACACAACTTCAAAACCTAAATTTTGTAAGTCTGTCATAAAAGTATATATATCTTTTCCAAAATCTGCCCAATCATCATGACCAGGTTTTTTTTTTGAAGTCATATATTCCTCTTGTTGAATACCAGTTAAGGTATCTACACAAATTGTTCTAATTTTTGTCTCTGACATTAATTAATTTGTTTAATTCAATAACAATTCTCTTGAAGCATTTCTATAAACTTCATAAGAATTATCTCTATTCATTTCTGTTGATGTGGGTAATTCTGTTACAAATGAATTTTCACCTAAAAATAAATATCCTAATGATATATCATCTACACCATAAGAATTTTTAACTATTGTAATACTTCTAAATCTATTTTCTCCTCCTTCAGATATAAAATTAGGTATTTTATAACCACCATAACTATGTTCATCTAATTTATAAGGATTTAATAAACCAAGTACTAAATCTGCCATTAATTATTATCAGTAGGTTCTTTATCCTACTCTCTGGAAGTTTCCTTCATTTTCATTAGTTAGTTAATTCTAACTCAGTTTAGACTATATCATCAATTAACCTCTGTTAATTGTTGGACACTCTTGAAAGAAATTATATTCTTATTTCTAAGTTTCATTCTTTTAGTCGTTGAACCTTTATCTTTCATTTAAAAAGATACTTGGCTGCGGATTATCCAATCTTATTCTTTTTTACTATACATTTTGTCTTTCTCAAAATCCACTAAATATGTTACCATTTTAGTTTAGTAGAATAAGCTCTAAGGAACTTCCCGTCAATTCATCCAATTTATTGAGAACACACTATTTTATATAACATATCTTTTGTGACAAAAGGTTTTATATTTTCAACAAAATAAATAAAATCTTTTTTAGGGAAATAAATAACCTTACCGTTACTTTGAATATTACAATTAAGATTTAATTTTTCTTTAAATAATATTTTAATATCTTCAGCATTATTTTTCATAGAATGTATTGCTAATTGCCCAGCACCTCTAATATTACTACCATCATCCATAAACCAATAAGCCATTGATTCCCAATTAAAATATTTCTTACAATAATTTATTGGAAATTGTTTTTTATTATTCGGATAAAGTATTTTTCTTAAACTATGGAAATAAGGATGAACTATAAATACTACACTCAATACTGGAAAATCTTTACCTAATAATTCCATATTTCTATAATAAACTTTATTTTCTAACCCTATTCTATTAGCTTTAGTTAAAGCATATTGTTCATTTTTTATTTTATGTGTAAATGTAAATGAACCTTTTTTAGAAATACTTGCATCCCCTAACATTGTTCCAAGTATTCTTGAAATAATATCTTTTGTAATTATAGGATATTTTTTATTAGATTTTTTATTTACTAATAAACTATCTAAATATTTTTTATTATAACCTTTTAATTCTATTTCTTTTCTGGTAAAACCAGAATAATATAAATTTAAAATTTCTTTTTGTATGTTACCTTGAGTGAAATTTGAAGGAAGATTATTATCTTTTCTCCAAAAACATACTGTAGCATTATTACAATTTAAAATTCTCCCTATTTCTGAATCATTTAATCCTTGATTATAATATTCTAAAAATTTATCTCTTATTATTCTTGTTTCTCTTTTTACTTTTGTCAATTTGTTATATAATTTTTTATTTTATTCTCGTAGCCATTTCCAGATCCTTTAAAATCTTGATTTGTAATTCTTAAATCATTTTCTTTAGCTCCTTTAACGAGACTTCTACCTCTACTTTGATTTTCAATAGCTCTATTTAATTGTACTATATCTATAGGATTCCAAGCACAAATATCTCTTAAACTACCATTATATTCATAATGTTTATCAAGAATTTGTTTATCATTAAACATAACTCCATCTCTACCTTCAGCTAATAATTTACCAACATGATCTGTAATAGGAAATACTATTTCATTAGGATCTCTAGCTACATATTTAGTATCATATTCAAATATTCTATAAGTTTTACCATATAAATCTATATCAATATATAATCTTTTAAGTCCTCCTGAAACTTCTTCAAATATATCTTTATTAAAATCTGCTTTTTTAACACCATTAATAAATAATCCTTTATCTCCAGATGTTATCCAACTTCCTTTATCATAAGCAATTCTCCTATTATATTTATATACTCCAGTTGGATTTTCAGCACCTTGTTTAATATCTAAATATTGAAATAATTTATCAAAGAATTTATCATAATTTTTTATAATTACTTGTTCTTCACTTGTTAAATCTCTTTTTTTATTAGACCACTGAAGAATTGTAGGAACATCCATTATAATTCCATATTCTACATATAACATCCAGCAAGTCCATTTAGCTACTTTATGTTTAATAGATCTTTCCATACTTCTATAAATCCAATATGGTTTAATATCAGTTTTATCTTTATTTCTCCAAAACCACATAAATAAACTAAGTACATATAAACTGTCTATAAATCCTGTCTTACCACTTCCTGGTAAACCACCGCAAAGTGTATAAATACCTTTAGAGATATTAACAGCTTTACCTATTTTAGATAGTTCATCTGTACATGGATGTCTTATAAATGGTATATTAATTGCATTACCACTTTGACCAACATCAAAGTCTATTAAAAAATCATTAAAATGTTGATTCATTACCAATGTTTAATTGTACTTCCTGAAGATCCATTTAATTCTAAATCTCCTTCTTCATAATCTTCATCTATAATTCTTTCGCAATAGTTTTCTAACATACTACCATTTTCATCATAGATAAATTTTACATTCTTTTTAGTAAAAGCCCACTTATTCTTTTCTTGTTCCTTCAAATATAATTTAGTAGCTTTAATAATAATTTCACTATTATATTTATTAAAATGTTCTTTTCTAAATTTAGACATTCTATTTAAACATTCAGTTTTATTACCATGTATATCATAACCAATAGTTTTATTCATTCCTTTGGGGAATAATAATAACCAATCATCTATCCATTCACTTGTTTCTACTTTAGATACATTACTTTTAGATTTACCTTGTAATATAACTCTCATTGTATTTAAAGTGTTAGTCCAAAAATTATAAGGAGCTTTTAATTTAAATAATCCTTGATTAATAGGATCAAATTCAATGATATTTAGTTGTTGTAATTGTTTTACCTCATCTTTATAAGTAAGAAAAAAACTCATAGGAAGTTTCTGTTCTATTGCAAATAAAAGAGTGAGATTAATTCCAACATCTAAGTCATTATTTTCTAATGTTTTAATTAATTCTTCATTTATTAACATCTAATTTATTAAAATATTTTAATGTCAGTAGAAAGTACCACTAACATTTTAAACCTTGTTTTGCCCTTCTACATTTCTAGCAATTCTATCAGCAGTTCTTAAATTCTGTGCTTGAATTGCATTTTCAATGTGACCTAAACTTGTTTCGTTGTAGCTACTTGGAAAAGCATCATTTAATGATTCAAATAAACAGGCAACATATTTAAGCATATCTAATGCTTGACATCCGTTTATTCCAACCTCTCCAATTGGGTCACTTTGAATAGTAAAAGATACAATAGGTGCTACTCCTTTTACATCTTCTTTGTTTTCAATTTTGATGAAGTTTAGTATTCCCATAATACTACCATCTGCATCCATCTTTTTTTCTAACTTGTTGTAAGCATTTTCTACGTGTCTCATTTTATTTGTTGTGGGTTTTATAACTCCGCCCAGAAGTTTTATCTTGAAAATGGCAGCCAACCATCAGGTTTTTATAAAATATTCTTGGAAAAATATTTACTATTGTATATTTTTTTCATTATTTTATTCAAAAAGTGAACTTGTAGTAATACTTGAAACTAAAGTTAATCTTTGTTTTAATATAATAATTCTATGTTTAAATTCACCAATTACTCTTGATTTATAAGGTTTATATTTTTCATTCTGATTTTCTTTTTTAAACTTTTTAATTCTTTGAATATTTTCTTGAATCATTAATAGTTCTTGTTCTAATAATTCTAATTGTTTCATTATACATTTATTACTTGTTTATTAATTATTATTGCAATAATTCTATTATTTTTCAACACTTCATACATATTAAAATGTGCTTTAATTACATCTTTTATTTCTTTTACATTATAATCAGGTCTAGGATATTTTTCTGGTATATTTTCTATTCTTTCAAATAAAGAAATATAAATTTTGAATTTTATTAACTGATTTAATTCTTTTATTAAAGGAAATCCTTTAATATAATTATGTAAATTAATAAGATGAAATTCAGCTTCTAAACTTAATTGATTATAAAGTAGTTCTATTATTACATTATTTGGTATTGAGTTATAGATCATTTTTTATATTTCATAAATTATTTTTTCTTTGTTAATATCTACTAAACTTTGAGAAAGCCAATCTTCTTCAACTGTATCTTTAGTACAAAATATGTAATAATGTGAAATTACATCTAAATTATTTCTAAGACATCTTCCAAGACTTTGAATAAATCTTCTTTCAGCATAAGGACTTGTAATTATACCTACTTCTGTACCTGGTAAATTAACACCTTCAAGAAGCATATCTACAGAAGAAATACTATTAATTTCTCCATTTCTGAATTTAGTTAACCAATCCATTTTAGATTTACTATGAATAGAATGAGGTTCTAATCTTTCAGCTACTTCAATAGTTCTTGCAAAAATAAGTCTTTTTTTACTACTATCCAATTCTTTTAAGAATTTTAAAATTAAATTAACTTTTGATTCTAAATCATAAAGTAGTCTTGCTCTTTTTCTTTCTAAAATTGATTTCTTTAAAGCATTTTTAGTTCTACCACTTGTAGTAAGCATTAATACTTTTAATTCATTGATAGTTTTTGTTAAATATTCATAATTAGATTTTTCTGTAGTTAAAAAAGGTTTTTCTTTAGACCCTGCTTTAGAATTTTTATTTACATTATCAAGTGTATTATAAATTATATGAATACGAAAATCATTAACCATTTCATTATCTACAGCTTCTTCTACGTTATATTCAAATACATTACCTTTAATAAGAGTATTTAATGTTCTTTTAGTAAATCCAAATTTACCTGGAGTTGCTGTAAGACATATAATCTTTTTATTTTCGAGTATTGGTAAATATTTAATAAATTCATACCATTGCTTAGGTGAAAAATGATGTGCTTCATCTAAGATAATTCCATCATAATCAGCCATATTGTATTTATGTAAACTTACATAACAACATCTATCTAATTGTTCATATAAATCTAAACTATCAAATTTAATAAATTCATTTTTCCAATCTACTTTATGGAGTACTATTGTAGGAGTAACTAAAAGATATTTACCTTGATATTTATTTAAAATTCTAATTGTAAGCACTGATTTACCTGTACCTGTAGGTAATTGAAAAAGTGTTTTAAAGTTACTTTTTTCAAAAAATTCTAATCCTTCATTATGAAGTATATCTCTTTTATCCATTTAAAAATTTTAAAATATCTTGTAATTTATGATATTGACCTTGAAAATAATAAAACCATTTAGAAAATTCTTCATCATATTCTATAATATCATTTTTTGGAAAATAATCTTTTTCTGATAAATAAATAGATTCATAAGACTCTTCAATATTATAATCTTTAAAATGTTGAATCATTTCTTCTTCAACTTTTGCTAATTCTTCTTCAATATATATTTTCATGCTTTATAATTTTCTTTGTAAACAATACAAGGTAATAAATCTTCATGTATTTCTTCATCTTTGTAATAAGATTTTAAACCTTTAATAACACATCCTATAGGAATTGCATTTTGATCTATTAATTCATTAATAAATTTCATATTTTGTTTTTCTTTAGAATATACTATTGGTAAAATTTGAAGTGCATTATCAAACATTTCCTATTAGTTTTATTAAACATTCTTCTTCTGCTTCTTCATAAGTCTTAAATTTTAAATTTTCGTCTTCTGAATGATATAAATAATCATTTTTAATAATATCATCAATTCTAATATACCAATGTGGTGGATTACAAACTTGTAAATCTATACAACCAAATAGATTATGTTTTTCTCTAAACCATCTAAATGCTTGTTGATATAAAATTGCTGGATGATCTAAGCAATCTGTTCCACTATGTATTCTTACAGCTGTTTCTTCAGATATAATAGGTTTATTTTTCATATCTGGTCTATGATAACCCACAGCACCATAACTATAACCTAATTCTATTAGAATAGTTCTGAGTTCATATGGTATAAATTCGTTTTCTAACATTTTATTTACGTTTAATAATTTCAATTAATTTCTTTAAACAAGCTAATTCAGCTTTTTCATATGTTATATATGCATTACATGGTTTTATACCATCATAAAAAGAATTATTATATGGTATATCTATTTTCGTTATTCTATAATCATATACTTTTAAATTGGTAACAAATCTAACTTCACTTGGCAAATTATGTTTTTCTCTAAACCATTTAAATACTTGTTGATATAGAGGAGCATTTATTCTATCTCCATAATGATTCCAATTTCTTATAAAAGAAGCCAATATTACTGAAGAAATATTTTCTTTATTTGCTATTTCAAATAGATACCAACCTAAACATTCTTCTTTAAAACCTAATTCTTTAAGTTTTAAAGCTATTTCATAAGAAACAAAATTATCTTTCATATTATTTCATTTAATTTTAATAATGCTAATTCTTCAATATGATCTGTAATAATTAATTCTTTATTCAAATATAATAATGCTTCTATCCAATTACTATAATCAATTAAAGAACCTTGTATTACATCTATTTTACTAAGGTCAAACTGTCCTCCAAAATTTGTTTCATCTTCAGGAGGACAATAATCACCTTGTACTACAATTTCCAAGTCTTTATCTATTTTTAAATACACTGATTTCTTTTTCATTTTATTAGTTTTAATCCTTCAAATAATCCTTGTTCAAGAGCTTCTTCATAAGTATCATAATATATTTTTTCAGTTAAACCTGTTTGAGAAGTTCTAATTTTACTAAAATCATATCTTAATTCTATTGTATATTTTTGATTATTAGTATAACTTAAAATTGGATACACATTAATATTATGAATCTGTCTTAGCCATTTTTGAAGTAATGATTGAGTTGGTGCTGTATAAATACATACATATTCATCATCATTACATTCTAAATATGATTTATTATAAGATTCTAATTCAGAATTTCTATAATTTCTCGATGCTCCTCCAAAAAAAGATTCTTGGCTTCTGTCAATAGTCATTAATTCTTTAAGTCTAGTATACCCATATCCACATTCTACATTAAACCCTTTCTCTTTAGCTAATTTAGCTACTTGAAAGGTTACTATATTTTCTTTCATATTTTTAATTTTTATATTTCCAAATAAATTTATATGCTGTTTTTCTTTTACCTTGACAACACATTGATATGTTACCATGACTACCGTTTATACTTCTAGCAGCTTCAGCTAATGACTTAAATTCATTTAATAAATTCATATTTAAATCATATTGTAATACTTCCTTTTCTGGATTTGCTTTTAATATATTTTTAGTGACAACTTCAATTTGTTTTTTAGTTTTAGGTAATTTCCAAGCGATAGCTCTTGCTTTGTTTGCAGAGTCTATTTGTTTTTGAGAATTTTTATGAAATCTTAATTGACCTTCTCCTCCATTTGTATAATTTGCAAGAGTTCCTGATTTATCGAATATTTTTCCATATTTAGAAATTAATTCTATTTCAATTTTAAAACACTCTATCTCTGTTAAATTAGTAAAAAGTATTTCTACTTTGTAATCAGTTTTATTTACAATATTTTTCCAAATATTATTTCTTCTTTTTATATCAAAAGCTCTATAATATTTATAATTAAATTTCTTTTGGACTCCTTTACCAATATAGAATACTTCATTAGTATCTAATCTAGTATGTTGATATATGTAATGTATATTCATAATATTTAATTTTTTACAAATATATGAAAAATATTTCATTTATCCTAATTTAGCTGTTTCAAATGTTATTAATTGTTCTTTCATAATTTATTTATTTATAAGTTGTGAATAGTAACATATAATCTCTTTCGTGATACTTACTTTCTGTATACCAAATTATATAATGTTTTTCTGTTTTATTACTTATTACATCAAATTTAATTTTAAATTTTAAACTTAAAATTACTATTATTAATAATAGTAAAACCCAAGTTCCTATTAATACTTCCATATTTTATTGTTTTAATTTGTTTTCCAATACATATCACATTTTTTTTCTTTAACATTATAAGGGATTTCTGTAAAATAAGATTGATAAAACTTATTAGCTATTGCTAAATATCTTTTACAAGTTTCTTTTAAAGGACATTCCTTACCTTTACATTTAGTTATATCTGCCATATTTAATTAAGTCTTTCAGAAAGTAAAATATATTTTATAACATCATTTTTACTCATAGCCATTCTATCATAAGGTAAATTATCAGTAATCCATTCTGGTTTTATATAAAAATCATAATACTTCTCAAAACCATATTCTTTAAAAAGTGTTTCTTCACCTTTTTCCCTATATAATTCTATAAATTCTCTTTGTGTCATATTAAAATAAATTTATTTGGTTAGGTTCAAGTTCAAAAAGGATTTCTCTAACTTTACTTATATAATAAGCAGTATTAACTTTATATTCTTCAAAAGGTTTTTCTATATGATTATTATATAATTCTACACCAAATCCTTTAAGTACATTTTCCATAGTAGTTTTATCTTTTTTCTTTTTATAAAGATATGGAGAATTACTTTTTCCTATGTAATATCTATTAAGGTTTTGTTGAATTTTATTATTCCACCAGACAGTATAATTTTTTGAAATTTTATTTGAAAAACAATAATCTAAAATACTAAAACCATATTTTTCTGGATTAGTAATACTTTCTTCTATTGGTATATTTTCAGTATAATATAATTTTAAAGCTTTAGCTATAATTAAAGAATCACAAGATTTACCTAGCTCGGGTTCTGTTAAAAACCAAATTCCTTTTTGTTTAACTTCATTTTTACCATTTTCATCTTTTTTAACTTTAATAGCTAAATAATTATTTACATTACCTCTAATACTTTTTACAAAATCTTCTGCTTCTAATTCTAATAGAGTTATTTTTTCCCACTCTTTACAAATTTCTTCATATTTACTTTCTAATTCTTTAGGTATAATAGCTAAGATTCCATCGGTATTTACACTTTCAATAATTACACCAGCTTCTAATAACATTTGACAAAGCATTAAAAGAAATAATTGACCATTAATAGTAATAGATAAAAGCATAGTAGGATCATACATTGGAGTATATTCTGAATTTAAATTACCATAATCATTTTGTTATCTATAAGGCTCTTTATCCTTATATTCTGCATCTTCTTTTAAATTATATATGCAGTTCAGACTATATCATCAATAACTCTCTTTCAAGTTATTGCAGGAAGCTCGTGTTAGCATTACTATCCTCAGCATTATCTGTTTGGACTTGGCTATTAGTCGTTGAACCTTCAAAGATATTACTATCTAAGCTTGGCTGCTGATTGTCCTCTTCAGGAGTTTCCAGCAATTCATCCTGTTTATTGTGGACATTTATGGTTTGATATTGAAAATATAAACCTTTATAAGGTATATTATAATTACAAGATTTTCTAATATTAAAATTTGATAGAAAATTTGGATTATATCCATTTCTACCTTCTTTATTTCTTAAAATCATATTATTATAAATTAATTCATCATTTTGTGAAGCTAAAACTAAATCTTCTATATATCTAAAAGTTTTTAGATATTTTTTATTAATGTCAAATACCATAATTGGTAATTGTTTTTCTTTAATAATTTCTTTCAGTTTTGTCTTATCTGCTTTCTTTTTCTTAGGAACTTTTAAATGATCTGTAGAATTATATTTTCTACCTTTATTCCAAACTTCTATTCCTTTTTGAAATGATGTCTTATTAGCTTTAGTATTATATCCTTTAAAATTAGGATCTAAAGATTTCTTCTTATAAGTTTCTTTTAATGATTGAGTTCTTTTTTCAATAGTTTCTTTAGTAAATTGAGTTCCTCCTGTCGCAGAAGGATTTATATTGTAACCTATTGTAGGATTACAAACATTATAAAATTTTAAATAATAGTCTTCTTTTTCTAAAATTTCAGTTGTAGTACAATAACATACTATTTCAAATCTAAAATTTTCTATTCCATATTTATTTACACTATTTTGTAAATAACTATTTTTATGCATATTATTAAGTAATCTGCCTTTATGATGAATAAATCTTATATTCATATTGACTGAAGAACCTAAATAAATCTTATTATTTATTTTATTTCTTATAATATATATTCCACTCCTTTCTAATTCTTCTTTTGAATAATTACATTCCATTTTTTTCAACTTCAATTTTTTGTTTATCCACCATTTAATGCAAGTTTATATAACTCTGCATCTTTCTTATTTCCTTCCTTTTTAAACTGTAACCTTTTATTCTTTAATTCTTCAATTAAAGTATCCATTCCTGGTAAATGTCTTGGAACATATCTATAAGTAGCTCCTAAAGTCGGATACATTGAATTCACGTCTTTATCACGGTATATAAATTTATCTAAATCTGGAGAAACAATTTCTGGATTATGATATGTATGTAAACCACCACTTTTTAAATCATATTTAACAGCATCTAAAATAACACTATAAGAAAGTTCCTTTGTATTATCTGTTATTCTTGTTTTTAGATGTTTTAAAAGAGTATAGAAACTATTACAATAATAAGTAATTTTACCTTTTTCAACAATTGGTCTTATAATTTCTTCTGTTTCAGTAAATTTAATTTTATCAAGAATAATTCTTTCAAGTTTCATTGGCTCTAATTTACCTCTTAAACTATTTACATTTTTTCTATCATAATTATATTTCTTACAATACTCTTCTAATAAAATATTTAATCCGAGTTTTACACCATCCCAAGAAAAACTATTAAAACCATATTTCTCATTAGCATCTTGCCTTTGAATAATTTGCGGTTTCATTTTATCACAAAGTTTATCAGTAATTACTAAATCATTATTAACATTATAATCTTTAATATCATTTCTTTCTTCTTTAGTAAGAATTTTATTAAAATCATATGGTAATTCCTGAACTCTATCATGTTCTAATTGTATTCCTAAAGATTTTAAAGATAAATTACCTTCTTGCCTTGTTTTTTTACTCCAATACCTTAGTAAATCAATATCAATCCATTTATTATGATATTTATACTTCTTTATTTGTTCATCATTATAACTATCTTTATTATTGATTACATAATTACTAAACTCTTTCAATGCATGACATATATCAAGTGGTGTAAATTCTTTCTCTACAAAATATTTATAATTCTTATAAAAGTAATTAATTACAATATTATCATAATCAATCCCATTAAATGAAATAAAGAATGTATTTTTAGCATCAATATCTCTTAGAAATTCATATAATTCTTTAGATTGATCTATATCTTCTGCTATTTCAAAAGTAAATGTATCTTTAGTTTCAAAGTTTTTAAAGCCTACTTCAAAATAGTTCCAAAAACACTCAATATCCATCAATAGTTTCATACTGCATGTTTTAATCTTTTAGCTTTTTCAGGATATAATCTATCAAAAGTTTTATCAATATTTAATTGTCTTTTTTCTAAATTACTGTTTAATCTTTTTTTTATTTCTATATATTTTTCACCTGTAATACGTTGTGTTTTAAATAAAATATTCACTTCACTTGCTAATTCTATTTCTTCAATAGAGTCTACTAAAGAGTTATTATAACTCAATGCTCTTGAAATTATACTACTTTTAAATTCGCTTGAGTTAGACACTTTATTAAAGGTTCTTTCTTCTTTTAATAGTATTTCATTAGCTGTCTTTCTTGTTAGCTTAAATGGTACAATAAAGTGCTTCTTAAAGCCTTTTTCAAACTCTTCACTTTCAATTATTTCACACAAACATTTCTTCGGTTCAAAATATAAACTTCCATTTTTAATTAGAGGATTATCTATAAATATTATAGGTTTACTATCCACTATTGATAATATTTTACCTTTACCAATATAAGTAGATTCATCTTTCCAATCTAAATATAAAGAAATTATCTTTTCTTTAGGTATTTTCTTATAAATAGCATTAGCTTTAAATAACTCTTTATATTCTACCTTTTTCATTTGTTTTATTTATAAGATCAAAAATTGAAAATCTATCTGTATATTTTCTAAAATATTCATAACATTTATACCAATATTGTTCTCTTGTATTATCTTGCACTTTCTCATGTGTAATCATACCTTCATATACACAAATATATACATCATATATTGGATTACGCTCAAGAAAGTTATTATTTTTTAATTCTATATATTTTGCTTCAGTGATATATTTATCACCTAAAGTCTTTGCTACAGGTATCTCTTTATAAATTACATTATAATGATTAAATCCTTCTTTGGATTTAGATGTTTGTAGACTTTTAATTGATAATCCTACAGCTAATAATCTCTGTTTCATATCTCTCAATGCTAGTAATTTATCATTCTTTTTACAATAGTTTTCTATTGCGGTTATTTTCTCAGGCTTAGCCTCACACTCGGATAGTTTAATTCTCATTTACGTTATTTACATTTTCTAAAAATAAAAAGAGGATAGAGTTTTACCTCTATCCTCGCTAATTTAACATTAATTATTGTGCTATTGCAGTTGCTTGCAATGATGCTTCTAAAACATCATAATTAGGAGCTTCTTCAATCATATCATCATGTTGTACTTTCACATTATTAGGTGTTCCAGTAACTAAAGATGTTTGTCTGAAGATATAATTACCACCATTGGTTAAGTATTTACCTTCTTCACCAGATTTATTCATCTTAGCATTTCTGTTTACTCTCACTTTATCATCTTCATCTACCCAAGTGAAAGGTTTAACACTTTCTTCTACTTGGATATTAGTAGTAGCTCCAGCTAATTCTGTAGCTAAAAATCCATCCAATTCACCACCAACTTTAAAACCTTTTTCTTTAACCATTGAAGTTAATACAGGCATCCATGCTACTAATGTAGTACCATTAGATTGTTTCTGTAAAATACCAATTAAGTTAGGTGCATCACCTTTTACTAATTGTGCTACTTCAATTCTTTTTTGATCTGGATTATTTGTATCCAAGATGTCTGTGATTATTACTTTCCCACCAGCTAATTGTGCTGCAAACGTTTCTTTAATGTTCTTTGCCATTTTATTTCTATTTAATTCTAAAAAATACTAATTGTCTACTTCATCCTTAAGGTGATAATTCAACTCATTTGAAACCTGATTTTAATGTCTTTACTGACACAAACTTTAATTAAACAGCATTTTAAGGTTGCCTTCCTGAATTTAATTAAATATGTTAAAGAACTTATATAATGGAGTTAGAAATTTAATTTCTTCTTCATATAATTATTTTAAAAAAAGCCTATTACAAATTACTTCATAATAGGCACAAATTTAGGAATACTCTTTCCAGTATATTCTTTTTGTTAACTATATACCTAAGTCCAACATTTAAATGTATAAATACATTTTGTTGATTATTGATGTATTTTATGTATTCCTAAAAAATTAAAGTTAGCTGGACTACACTAACCTATAAAACTAAACTAAAACAAACCCTCAATTTCTATAATGTGTCCTTTATTATAGATTTATAAATTTAAAGCTGAATGTGAACCAATTTACCATTTAAATTATTTTGAAACACCTTCAAAGAATAAATCTCTGCTCCGTAATAATCACTTTATTTTCAATACTTATAATTAAACATTTCTTCTGATGCTATGTATAAAAATACAACATCATCTCCAAATTCATCATTAAATTTTATTAAAGCTCCAATAGCATCTACAGCTTCATATTTTTTACCTGTAGCTACATTAGTATTTTTCTTTACAAATGTTATATGATATTCTTTCATAATACTTATTTAAAATTAAAAATGAGGAAGATTTCTCTCCCTCCTATATTATTCAAAGATAGAATATTCAAATCTTTTACCTTCAGCTAATTGTTGTAAATTATAGAATAATTTCTGACCAGGTTTCATTCTAGCCCATTCATTTTTCTCTTTACAATATTTATGAGGTTTACTTTCATTTGATTGAAAATACTCTAATGTTTTTTCAGGTAGAATTGTTGTTCTCACTTTTGATTGAGAATAAGAAACATATTCTCTTTGATCTGGTATTCTACCTTTACAAATTCCATCTTTTGTTTCATAATTTTTGTAAGGTCTTTTTTTATTAAACCCTACTCCTTCCACTCTTGAGTGAAAGCCTTCCTCTGTGTAAACAGTCAGAAGGATTCTTCCTTTTTGTAACATGTTTTTAAATAGCTAATTTAGCTTTATTAAATTTTGCTAAGAAATTACCAAATACTGATTTGGTATTTTGTTTTAAAGACAATATATAATCTTTAATTCCTTGTTTTTCTTTTTTCAAATGCTTTAAATATTGATCTCTTAAAGCATATAACTCTGAATGCTGTTTAGCATTCAAATTCTTTCTTTCCTGTCTATTAGGAAAGAACATTTCTACATATTTAGTTTGTTGAAGTTCATCAACCACTTTTCTAGTACCTAGAAATACTTTGGATTCATACTTTCCTATTATAGGATTTGTAATATTTCCATCTTTGTAAAATTGTTTTACATAAGGTTTGTTCATGATTGTTTAGTTTTAATTTGAATAATCTTCTTCTTTTGTAATAATATTAGAAGTAATTTCTAATAATAGTTTTTTAATTTCATTTTTACCCCAAGAATTCTTCTTTTCAAGTAATAAATAAAATAGTTTTAATTGTTCTTGTGTCATTTTACCAAAGTTCGTGAACAGTGTTTTTAGATAATTCAACATATTTTCCTAATTTAATACAATTATTTAATTGATTAATTTCATCAGATGTGGCTTCTCTTATAAATAAATTATCACTAATATTACACCATTCACTAGTATTTTGTTTATGATATATATTATCTGAGTCTATACCATGTTTATCATTAAAAATACATCTATATTTATCATTATTCCAAGAAGCATAATATATAATTCCTGGTTTACAATCACTTCTTACCATACTTCGTGAATTATATTTGGTGATGAAATAATTCTCCAGTCTTTATTATTAAAATATCTTAGCATTTTACTTATAGTATAACCATTATATTCGTTTTTATTATTTAATGATTTTATAGTAGTATAATTAATTACTTCATATACATCTTTCTTGCTATTACTAGGATGAAATTTAATACCAATTAAATTATCTGTTTCTTTATACATAATGATAAAATTAAAAGGAATGGTATTTCTACCATTCCCTATTTAAAATAATTTATTTCACAAATTCCATAGCACCTTCCATAACACTTGCTAATGTATTAGCTAATTGTGTTTCTGCATCAAGATGTTTAGATAATTCTTTAATAGCATTTTCAATTTTCTGAATTTGTTTGCTATTGATTAATTCATGAATAGCTTTAGCAATAATTTTCTTCCATTCTTCAAGAGATTTACCTTCTTGAGAAAATGGTTGAATATTTGCACTTTCTAAGCCATATCTTACAACTTCAGCATTATATGCTGCTTCTCTTGCATGTAAAGATGCTGAAATTTCTAATAGTTCTTTAACAGTATCAACATCTTTGATCTTTTGACCATTGTAAGAAATATCTAAGGATATTTTTTCTTCTGCATTACCTTTTAATTGTGTTAATTGAGCTTTTAAAAATTCAATTGTTGCTGGTACATCTTTTGCTGTTTTAGGAGCTGAAATTGCTGTTGTTGTGTTTGTTTTAGCTACTGCTTTTGTTTTTGTTGACATTTTTAAAATTTTTGTTTAATTAATTAATTGTTGAACATCACTTTCATTCAGTTCATAGTTAATTTCTTGTGGTTTAAACTTTATAGGTTCCATTTCCATGTGATAAGATTTAACTATTCTTCTTCTTGTACTTTTTGTATTTATTACTAATAAAATCATTAAGAATGCAAATACACTTATAAATGCTATTATACAATAGATCATAGTTTAATAGTTAAATTTTTCACAAAATTCTTTACTAACTGTAACTTTCATGTTACTTTTACTTCTTTCATAAAAATACTGAACATTTTCAGATTTAGCTAATGAAATGAATTCATTATAGAATTCCTGCATTGTCAATTTAATTTTTTTCATGATTGTTTGTTTTATTGTTAAAAAATAGAAGTTTTGATTGCTCCCACAAAACTTAGACATTGTCTTTTAAAAAGAGGTTATATACGAGAATTTAATGTAGACTTATTTTATAAATAATGAGTATAGATAAAAATAAATTACCTATACTCTACACACATCTCAATCAACTTTTATTTTCTATAATAATAAATTTTCTCATTTACTTTAAATTCAACTTGTAATATGTTTCCGTCATCAGGATCTAAATTAAAAGTTATTTTAGTTTTGTCTATTTTATATTCATCAAAAATCATGTAATCTTCTATTGAAAAATAACATTTTCTTTTTTCAGAAATAAAAACTTCATCACCTATTTTTATAATAGCTCCTTGTAATGAAATTAAAAGAGAAGTATCTTTTCTAACTAATTCATTATTAGGTTTTTCTTCATAATAGTAGGATACATTAAAATCTTTTGATTTAGAACTTAATGCTAATAAAA